ACAACTGCAAAGCCAAGCAAAAAGCAAGTAAGATTATCGCCTTCTGAAGTTCAGATGGCAAAAAAATTAAACGTACCTCTTAATGAGTACGCAAAATTCGTAAAAAGGTAATAGATATGAATAGAGACGATAAGGGTAGGTTTTTAAAACCAGAAAATGACAGAACGACCCGTTCTGCTGATACTCGTGCTAAAGACGTAGCACGCAAACCTTGGGCTCCACCGAGCACATTGGATACTCCACCCGCCCCTGAAGGCTATGTCTACAGGTGGATAAGGGCAGAGACTTTAAACCAAGAAGATAGGAAGAATGTAATGTCTAGACTTCGTGAAGGTTTCGAACTTGTTCGAGCTGAAGAAGTCACAGATTTCGAACTTCCTAGCATCATGGATGGTAAGCACGCAGGAGTAATTGGTGTAGGGGGCTTATTATTAGCTAAGATTCCACTAGAAACAAGAGAAGAACGTAACTCTTATTATCAAAGCAGAAGCAGAACTATGCAGGAAGCTATAGATAATGATCTATTGAAGGAATCTGATGCTCGTTCTCCAATTATGTCTCCGAGGAGAACTTCTTCAGTAACATTCGGGGGCGGTAAACGAAAATAATATATAAGGAAAAAATATTATGGCAAACCCAGATAAACCTAATGGCTTTAAGCTTGTTGGTAAATTAGGAAGTGCACCACAAAATAACGGTTGCACTGAATATGAAATCGCAAGTGGACAGTCAGGTTCAATTTTCTCTGGAGATCCTGTTCAAATGTTGACAGGCGGTACCATTAGCGTCGTTAATTCAGCTACTACCGTCAAAATATTAGGGATCTTCCGTGGTTGTAAATTCGTTGACACAGATGGAAGTATTACTTACAAAGCACACTATCCAAACGGTCAAACATCTACATCCACAATTATCGCTTTAGTAGAGGACAATCCAGATAACCTCTACGAAGTTCAAAGTTCAGGCTCACTCGCTTTAACCGATGTGGGCGCAAATGTTGATTTAGCTTCATATGTCGCTGGTGATACAGTATCTGGCCAATCTAAGGCTGAGATAGATGGTACATCAACGGCTAGTGCTGCACAATTCAGAATTATCGGTAAGGTAAACGAACCTGATAATGCTTTTGGCACAAACGTCAAAATGATAGTAAAAATCAACGAGCATGCATACAGCAACTTAGCTGGTGTCTAATAATAGGAGTAAATAATGGCAATTAATAGATCGCAATTAGCAAAAGAATTAGAGCCAGGCTTAAATGCTTTATTTGGTATGGAGTATGCTAGATACGACAATGAGCACGCTGAAATCTTCGAGCAAGAGTCATCTGACAGAGCGTTTGAAGAAGAAGTACAAATTGTTGGATTTGGTAACGCCCCTGATAAAGCAGAAGGTGCTGGTATATCTTATGACAACGCAAGTGAAGGCTTTACCGCAAGGTATGAGCATGAAACAGTTGCGTTAGCATTCGCACTTACTGAAGAAGCAGTAGAGGATAATTTGTATGACAGACTTGGTTCTAGATATACTAAAGCATTAGCTAGAAGTATGGCTAATACCAAGCAGATCAAAGCTGCAAACATCCTAAACAATGCTTTCTCAGCAGCTGCACCTGGAGGTGACGGAAAACCTTTAGTCGCAACTGACCACCCATTAGTTGGTGGTGGTGTTGGAGCTAACAGAGCAGCAGTTTTTGCTGACTTGAATGAAACTTCACTTGAAGATACGCTTATCAGAATCTCAACTCAGGTTGACGATAGAGGATTAGCAATTGCTTTACAAGGAACTAAGCTTATCATTCCACCACAATTACAATTTGTGGCAGATAGAATTCTTAATTCCCCAGGTCAATCTGGTACAGCCAACAATGACCTTAACGCTATGAAAAATATGGGAATGTTCCCTGAAGGGTATGTGGTTAACCACTATCTAACAGACCCAGATGCTTTCTTTGTTAAGTCAGATTGTCCAGACGGCTTTAAGCATTTTGTTAGATCACCTATGCAAACATCACTTGAAGGTGATTTTGATACAGGAAATCTAAGATACAAAGCTAGAGAGAGATATTCATTTGGATTCTCAAACTGGAGATGTGTCGATGCTTCACAAGGTGCATAATTAAACCTTGTACCCCTCAAGGGAGCTTTCGGGCTCCCTTTTTTATTGCTTAATTATCTAAACAGAGTTACACTCAAATAAATTATGGCATTTAGCAAATAAATGCTGGTCCAAGGAGGACTGTAATTTATGAGTGTTAATTTTAAGAACAACGTTTCTAACGTAGATAAAAGAAAAGGGTCAAACCTTATGGGTATAATACACCCTGGTCCTACTACAGAATACTACAACGATTTTTTTACATACAATGCAGGTGAGTGGAAAGTAACAGAAACCGCTGCAGGTTCAGGAGCAAATAGCGTAACGAACGTAGATGGTAATGGCGGTGTCATACAAATGACTACTGATAATGCTGCAAATGACGGTATTCTAATACAGCTTGGTACAAACTCTGCTATCAATAGTTCTTTCGAGTTTGATTTAGACCATGATTTCTTTTACGAAGCCAGAATAGCCCTAGATCACTACGATCCAGCCAAAATGCACGCATTTATTGGGTTATGTGGCAAGGCTGATGATGAAATATTTGATAATTTTAGATTTCAAGACAGCATAGGCCATCAATTTACAAATTTAGGTTTTTTTCCTGCTGATTTTTATTTCAGATATGGAACACAAGAAACATCACCTGGATCATTAGGTAACAGAATGGCTACTTGGAATGGTACTGGTCAAGGTATTTCAGCTGATTTTACTTCTATACTCAACAAAGTGCCTTTTCCTTCTGATGGCGAGTTTTGCACTTTGGGTGCATCTTATGACAGTAAATCACAACTAATTTCTTGGACATATCAAGGTGTGCTCATTCAAAGAGCTGCTTTTGATGATAGATTGACAGGACAAAAAACAACAAATGCTCTAGAAACTTGGTCATATCCAAAAGGAGTGTTAGTACCAACATTAGGAGTAAGAACAAAGGAAGCGTCTGCTAATAGTATGAAGGTAGATTACTTTAGATGCGGTATGAGAAGGGAGGAAAGAGTATGAAATATGTAATAAGATGGCGTGGTGGCTCTATGGAATTTAATAGTCAAAAAGAAATGACTGATTGGATGAAAATACAAAAGTATGATTTTCCAAATATTTGTATAGAGGTGAAATAATGGCTAAGAAGTTAACATTAACAATAGACGGTGTAGAAACACAATATGCAAATACAACAGCAGGTAAAAAGAAATTAGCAGATGCTGCTATGGCCGCCGTAGCTGTTGGTAAAGAAGTAGTTTTAGATGAGGTAGAAGTATAATGGCTAGTAATGAAGGAAACGTAATATTCGGTAGGGTTTCAGCAGTTGGTGAAGTCAATAATAAAATAAAAGGAAATGCTGGTGTGAGCTTTCCAAATGGTATTTCTAACTTTGTTAAAAAAGATCATCCTTTATCTAAAATCGGTATTTTAGATAAAAGTAAATATATTGTTTGGCATGACGATTTCAATAACTACGTAACAAGCCATTGGGAAAAAACAGTAGTTGAAGCTGGGTCAGGCGATCACTCAGTTGGTGTCATAAACGGAGCAGGTGGCTTACTAGAAATAGCGACAGATAATGCTAATAACGATAGAGTCTTATTGCAATACAAAGGTAATGCATCTCAAGCAGTTGGTAGTTTTATAATGGATCCAAAAAAGAAAACTTATATGGCTATGAGGTTTAAGTGTGACAATTGGCAAACATGTGCTTTACATGTTGGTCTGATGAGAAGAAAAACTGATTTCAACGGTTTATTAAGTCAGGGTGGCACTATACAAGGACTAGGTATAGATCCACTTTTTACAGGCTCTGAAGCAGCTATGTTTGCTTTTATGGGCACAGGGTCTGGTTTACCACTTAATTGTGTATTTAATACTGCTCTTTCAGGCTTTATACCAACAGCTGGTGACATCACAAATGATGAGTTTATTGAAATGATTTTTGTCTACGATCCCAACAGAAATGTAGGTAGAAGTATACCAAGCCCTAAAAACATCGATACTTTTTTAGGAAATGTAAGTGCTGCTTTACCAGCTGGTCAAATAAATACAAATCAAACCTATCTACATAAGCCTGTTTATTTCAAAGATTCGGCAAGAGGTTGGACTGGGTGTAGTGCAAGTGTAGGTGGTTCTGATTTACCGTTCACCCCAGGAACAGATACTGTAAATCCTGCTACATGGCCTGATGGTGTAAATTTGATGCCTACTATGATGATTAGAAATAGTACCGCAGCTATAAGCAAGTTGACAGTAGATTATTTAACTATCGTACAGGAGAGATAATGAGTACAAATTACGAAAAAGGTTTTAATAACTTACCAGATTTAAAAAATCACCCAGCTGGTGATTATATGGGTGGTGATTGGCCAACAAAATTTAATATTATATTCGACGACTTTACATCATTTGATACAGCTTCAAATGGGTGGCGTGTAGGAACAAATGCGGGTTCGACAGTAGCATTAGTGCCAACGTCTCAGTTTGATAGTAGAACAGCAAACGGTGTTTTACGATTAACAACATCTTCAAGTGCCACAAGTAGTGCTGGTAGTTGTTTAGTAAATTGGGCTGGAGGAAGTGGTGCCAATAGAGCTACTATGCCATTTACTGGTACAGAACCATTCTTTTGGCAAATACGTTACAAATATCCTTCTACTGCTACCGATTGTATTTTAGGTTTTAGTGTAGGTAATGAATCTTTGGCGACTGGTTCTCAATATGGAGGCTTTCAATTCATGCCTCCTAGTATGCAATTTCAATGTAATCCTAATAATGGATCTCCAGCTGCAAGTTTTCTCCATATGAAAAATGCTATTGTTGGTGCTTTTGGGCATTTAGATGGCAAAGAAGAGCTTTGTACTTTAGATCGTTATAATGTTCTTACATTTTATTATGATCCAAAAAGAAAGTTTATGGTTTATCAAGTAAACGATAAGAGATTTGATGCTGCAGGAACAGAAAGAACTCATTTAGATGGACAAGATTTTATGCTTGATACAGCTGGCACAATACCATTTGGAGATAATATGATGTTATCAATTGGTTTGTTAGGAGCAACATCTCAGTTTATCGATATAGATTATGTAATGTGTGGTTATGCAAGACCCGAGGAGCAGTTTTAATGGCATTTATAATTAAATATACAAAACCTAATGGTGAGTCTGGCCAAGTGTCAGCCGCAGATGAAAATGCAATACAAGGTAAACTTGATGAAATAGGTCCTTGTTGGGTAGAAATTAAGGAGGAAGAATAATGTCTTTAACAAATTTTCCTAACGGTGTTAGTAACCAAAGTGTTACTAACTTAATTAAAGGTAATTTTTACGATCCTACAAGAAATCATGTATTTTTTGATGATTTTGATCATTACGATACCGATAAGTGGTCTGAAATAAAATCAGCCAACGGTACAGTAGCAATCAGTCCTGATAACCCATCATGCATCAGATTGACAAGTCATACAGGCTCTAACGATTTTACAGGGCTATTATTAGGTCCAGCAGTAGGTACACCTGAACATAACTTTACTCTTAAAAAAGATAGAGACTTCGTTATGAAGTTTAGATGGAATCCTAACGGTATGAATGCAAATGACCCAGCATATGCAGGCGCTTTTATGTTTACCGATGATGTGCAAGCAGGCCCACCAATATTCTTTTCACCCACACCCCCAACAGGGTCAATAGGTGTTCTATTTAAAGGTGATCCAGCAGGCGGTACAGTATGTTATCAATATGCTAACAATGGATCTAATGGTTATGCAGCCTTATTAAATTCATCTGATAACCCTGAATTGAATATTGCTAGTAGAGCAGGTTTTCCAAATACTTTCTTTACGGCTACTATCTACTACGATTCAAATAGAGGCAGAATCAAATGGATACTTGAAGATACTTTAGTATCTGAAGTAGATATTACAGTAACCGATAGAACTTTGAAAAACAGCCAATCAACATCTCTGACAGCAGATGATATACCGTTTACTGATTCAGGCGCTCAAGTATTACCGCACATTTATGTTGCGAATTTCTTAAACTCAGGAGCACAAAGTGCTGATTTTGATTATATATTTGTATCTCAACCAAGAGATCCAGGAGGTTTCAAGTAATGGCTATAAAACTAAAACTTATAAATACACAAACTGGCAGAATCGTCAAAGATAAAACTGTAGCTAATAAAACTGCTGCAAATAATGAATTAAAAGATTTAAAAGAATCAGTTCAAGTTATTTGGGAGGAAGAATAATGGCAGATGCAGTAACATCACAAATTATACAAGATGGTCAACGTAAGGCCGTAATGAAATTCACCAATCTCTCTGATGGAACAGGTGAGGCAAACGTTGCTAAAGTTGACGTTTCCGCTTTAGAAGCAAACGCAAGCGGTGCTGCTTGTACAGGCGTTACCATTCAAAGAATTTATTGGGCAACTAGAGGTATGGGAGTTAATTTACTTTTTGATGCTACAGCTAATGTTCTTATTACAGGACTACCAGCTGATAGTACAGGAGATGAATATTATGATAACTTTACAGGCATACCTAATAACGCTGGAGCAGGCAAAACTGGAGATATACTTTTTTCAACAGTTGGCCACTCAGCAGGTGACACATATTCTATTATTTTAGAACTCGTAAAAGAGTATGGCTAATAATATAAGACGAACAGTAGGTAAGGGAGGAAACTACCGATCTACTAAGTCTGGTGCGGGCATGACCAAAAAAGGTGTTGCCGCATATAGACGTAAAAACCCAGGTTCTAAGCTTAAAACCGCTGTTACTGGTAAAGTTAAACGTGGTAGTAAGGCAGCAAAAAGACGAAAATCTTATTGTGCAAGATCTTTGGGACAATTAAAAAGAAGTTCTGCCAAGACAAGGAATGATCCGAACTCAAGAATAAGGCAGGCTCGCAGGCGCTGGAGGTGCTAGTATGAATTTTTGGGAAAAAGTAGGAAATTTTTTTGGCTGGGTAAAGGTCAGAGCTCGTGATGAAAATGGTCGATATGTTGCAGATGACAAATCGACAGCAAAGAATGAAGCCTATACAATGGTACATAAAGATTTGGTCAAAAAGCCAAAACGTAAAAATAAAAAAAAGAAGGTTAAATAATGGCAATAACAAGTAAGCAAAAAGTACAAAGAATAGAGGTTTATCCTCTTACAGATGAATCAGCAGCTGATACAGCTAATGCAAAACACCCAACAGTTATGGTGTGTTATGAAAATGTTTTAACTGGAA